TCCTATCTAATGGCGTAGTGGTTACGCTCAATAGCGTGGATTTATCAGACCACGTAACAAGCGCCACTATTAACCGGTCTTTTGATGAACTTGAGGTAACCGCTATGGGCGATACCGCGCACAAATTTGTTAAAGGTCTAGAAGCCAGCACGATTACACTTGATTTTCTTAATGACACCGCTAGCGGTGAAGTGCTACAAACGCTACAGGCTGCCTGGGGTACAACCGTACCTCTCACGCTTAAGCAAACAAGCGCGGCAGTATCAACAACTAATCCGGAATATCAAACCACAGTATTAGTTAATAACACAACAGACATTAACGGCGCTGTAGGCGATATTTCCACACAGAGCATTACATTTACTTGTAATTCCGCTATTGTTGTAGATACAACACCGTAATAACTAGATAAGGGGCAAAAAATGGCAAAACTCAAAATAACAAGGGCAGACGGCAGCGTAAGCGAGCATAAGATTACGCCGCGTATTGAGTACGCCTTTGAACTGTATGCTAAAAAAGGTTTTCATAAAGCCTTTAGAGATGATGAAAAACAAAGTGATGTTTACTGGCTAGCCTGGGAGTGTTTACGCACAAGCGGTGAGGTAGTTAAATCATTTGGGGCAGATTTTTTAGAAACTTTGGCGAAAGTTGAGGTTTTAGATGATGACCCTTTGGAATAGTGGGGCGCGGTAGCTTTGGCTATCTAATCGCACAAATTGCGGTAGAAACCGGCATAGCGCCCCAGTATTTAATAGATTTAGATGATGTAATGTTTAAAAATATTTTAAAAGTTTTAACGGATAAAGCAAAAGAGGTGCAAAATGCCAACCGAGGTAGAAAACGCCCTAGAGCTTAGAATTGCGTTAAAAAAGTTTATGCCGGATTTAGCTAAAGAAACTCAAGACGAAATGGCTAACGCGCTGCGCCCAGTAGTAGTTAGAGCTAGAGGTTTTATACCGGCAGATGCGCGGCTATTGAGCGGGTGGGTAAAAGATACGGCGAGCATAGAAAGTATCAATTACAGACCTTTCCCGACATTTAGCAGTAGTGAGGCTAAACGTGGTTTGGGCTATAGAGTTACACCGTCAAGGCCTAATAAATCGGGCTTTGTATCGCTAGCCCGTATACAACAGACTAACGCCGCAGGTGCAATTTATGAAACCGCCGGCCGTCTAAATCCAAACGGTAGACCTCAAGGGCCTATGGTAAAAAATTATCGTACCGGAGGTATGCAACGTAGTAGCGGTAAACAATATTCAAAGAGCCTTAACCCTAATGCTGGTAAACAATTTGTAAATAGCTTGAATAGCACAGGGCCTTTAGTCAATGCCCGGCCTATGGGTATGAAAGGCCGCCCTAGCCGTAAACAGACCGGCCGCGCCATGTATAGAGCCTGGGCCGAGGATAATGGCGTAGCTAATGCAGCTGTAATTAAAGCTATTGAAAATTCTAAAATGCAATTTGAGCAATACATGGCGGCATAATGGCTACAGAATTACTAATAAATATAGTTAGCCAAGCTACGGGTAAAGGCTTTTTAGAGTCTGAGAAATCTGTAAAGAAATTACAGAAAAACGTAAAAAACCTAGGTAAAGCTATAGGCGTTTCTCTTGCCGTTTCTACCGTAGTAAATTTTGGTAAAGCTGCCGTAAAAGCATTTAGCGAGGACGAAAAAGCGGCAAATAGGTTAGCCAGGGCAGTAGATAATTTAGGCATAGGTTTTGCTAACCCGGCTATTAGTAAATTTATATCAGATTTAGAGAAAACGTCAGCCGTAGCAGATGACGTTTTAAGGCCGGCGTTTCAGAGTTTATTAACCACTACCGGCTCATTAACTAAATCGCAAGAATTATTAAACAATGCCATAACGATTAGCCGCGCTAGCGGTGTGGATTTAGCTACCGTTGCAGATGATTTAGCTAAGGCATATATAGGCTCAAATAAAGGTTTAGCAAAATATAACACCGGTTTAACAAAGGCCGAAATAGAAAGTAAATCGTTTTCTGAGGTTTTAGGCGTATTGCTTAAACAAAGCGCCGGCGCAGCTGAGGATTATCTAAGTAGTACTGCCTATCAAATGGAAGTGCTAAGTATTGCCGGCGGTAACGCTAGCGAAATTATCGGCGGCGGTTTGGTAGATGCGTTTGCCATGATAGCGGGAGGCACAGAGGCTAGCGATGCGGCTAAAGGCATAGAGTTAGTAGCTACGGCAGTAGCCAATTTAGCCCGAGCAGGTGGCGCAGCTGTAAGCGGCATACCAACCATATTAAAAGCATTAAAAGATATACCTAAAAATATTTTTGGCGGGTTTATTGGCGTTTCAACTGGCCTTAATGTAACGCCACCTACAGAAACCAAAAAACTAACGACTAGCGAGAAAAAACAAAAAGAAGCGTTAGCTAAACTTGAACAAGCCGCTATTAATCGTGCTAAACAATTAGCCGCGCTAGCTAAAAAACAAGCCGATAGTGAAAAAGAAAAAGCCAAACAAAAACAAATACAAGCGGCGTTAGATAAAGCTGCCTTAGCCCTGGGTAAGGGTGAGGACGTATTTGACCTGGACAAAATACAAAACCAGGCGGCTATTTTAGCTAATCAAGAAGCCATAGCAAAACTAGGGCAAAATGCTACCGAACAACAAAAATTACAACTGGCTAATGATGCACAGCGCTTACACGTAAAGCAATTAATGCTAGATTTAGAGGACGCTATAGCTGCCAAAGATGCAGACCGAGCTACAGAGCTGGCAAAACAACTTAATGCAGAATTAGGCATACTAGGTACGTTACAAGGGCAAACCTATAAATTAACCGATATAAATAATATATTGGAAAAATTTAAACCTAAAGATTTAATTAACTTAGATAATCTAGATGCGGCCATATTAAAATTACAAGAGATTATGGCTAGTAAATTTGACTTTTTAAGCCCTACAACACCGGCACAAAACTACGGCGGGGCTACAACTTTAAGTAATGAAGTTATAGCCGCTGCCGTTGCAGGTAATCCGTCAGCTATAGCCTCAATAGATGCACACTCGGACGCGGTAGTTATGTTAGCTGAGTCTGAACAAGCGTTAGCGGACGTTTTATTAGCCGAAAGTGAATTAGCCTTAAGTTTGGCTGAATTGAGCCTAGCAAGCGCACAGGGCGCACCGTTTGGCGGTTTTCCACAACAATACTTACCGCAAGAAATACGCATAGAAATAGTAGACAAAACAAGCGGTTTAATAGAGGTTATACAAGATGCCGTAATACAAAACAATAGATACGGCAATAGACTTAGCCCGGCTGGCTTTTTGGCGGAATAATGACGCTACCTACGCTTAACGCTGTTATTAATTTCAGCACCGGCCCTGCGTTTGCTCAAGCCATGATTTTAGATACGGGCATATTAGATACAAACGTTTTAGCCGATAGTGCGGCGGTAATCGTAGACGTATCAAACGTGGTAGATAGCGTACAAACACAGCGCGGCCGTAACCCACAGGCCGACCAATTCCAAACGGGTAGTTTAACTTTACGTATAGTAGACCAAAACGGTGATTTTAACCCGCAAAATCCCAATAGCCCTTATTTTGGTTTATTAGACCCTATGCGGAAAGTGCAGATTACAGCTACTTATAACAGCGTCACATATCCTATTTTTAGTGGATTTATTACAAGCTACAACACAACTACGCCTAAAAACGCTTTAGACGTGGTTTATACCACGATAACTGCCGTAGATGCTTTTAGACTCGCTCAAAATGCACAGATTTCTACCGTAGCTGGTACAAGCGCGGGGCAATTATCCGGGGCGCGCATAAATGACATATTGAACGAAATCAGCTGGCCCGTGTCTATGCGTGACGTAGACGCAGGACTAACTACCGTACAGGCAGACCCAGGAACGCCCAGGACGGCATTAGCAGCTATGCAAACCGTCACTCTAAGCGAATATGGCGCGCTTTATGTAGATGCTAGCGGCTCGTTTGTATTTCAAGATAGAAACGTGACTACGGCCAGTATTGCCGGTACGCCTACCGTCTTTAATGATAATGGCACAAATATAGGTTATTTCAATGCGGTATGGCGCTTAGACGATACTTTAATTTATAACTCAGCCAGCATTACCCGCACCGGCGGTACGGTGCAGACGGCTCAAGATGCGGCCAGTATTGCAAAATATTTTATACACAGCTATAACCAACAAAATCTATTAATGCAGACCGACGCGGAAGCCTTAGATTACGCCCAGGCTTACGTAGCCAGCCGTAAAGATACGTCTATACGCTGTGATGCCATAACCCTAGATTTATACACAGATAACTATAACGCCGGCATTATTGCGGCTTTAGACCTTGATTTTTTTGACCCTATAACCATTACAACTAACCAACCCGGTAGCTCAACATTAACCAAAACTTTACAAATATTCGGGGTGGCTATGACTATTAGCCCGACTAGCTGGAAAACGACATTTACGACATTAGAGCCGATAATAGACGGCTTTATATTAGACTCAGCGACATACGGGGTATTAGATACCGGCGTATTAGCCTATTAGGGGGAACAATGGCTAAACAGACGTTTACAACAGGGCAAGTATTGACGGCTGCTCAAATGTCATCATTACAACAAACGGCTATGACCGGCGGCGCCGCTACCGAAAAAACAGTAAGTTATGTATTAGTAGCGGCAGATGCAGGTACTCGTATAGCTATGAACGCTGCCGGGTCAACCTCAATAACTGTAAATACTGGGTTATTTAGCGCAGGTGATACGGTAAGTATCCAAAATATCGGTGCGGGCGTTTGTACCGTTACAGCTGGTACGGCTACCGTCAATACGTCCGGAAGTTTAGTTTTAGCGCAATATCAAGGCGGTATTTTATATTTTACAAGTGCAAGTGCTGCAATATTTTTCCAGTTTGCAACACCGGCTAGCGGGGATATTGAAGGCGTAACTGCCGGTGTCGGGATAAGTGGAGGTGGCACAAGTGGTACGGTAACTATTACTAACTCAATGGCTACGGCAATAGATGCCAAAGGAGATTTAGTAGTAGGAACGGGTGCAGATACTTTTAGCCGTTTGGCTGTAGGTACAAATAATTACGTTTTAACCGCAGATAGCACACAAAGTACCGGTGTTAAATGGGCTGCTGCTAGCGGTTCTAGTGGGCCGTCTTTCAGAGCATATTTAGGCAGCAGCCAAACTTTATCGGCAGCGACTATTACCAAGATAGCATTTAATACGGAAAATTGGGATACAGATAACTGTTTTAACACAACAACGTACCGTTTTACCCCAACAACAGCTGGAAAATATCAAGTAGACGTAAGCTGTTTTATGTATGACGGCCCGGAATATCGTTTGTTTTTATACAAAAATGGCACGGATTACGCCTTTTTGGATATTAGCGACGATACATCAGATAAAAACCCGAATTTACAAGGGTCTACAACAGTAGATTTAAACGGTTCAACAGATTATATAGAGGCTTATGCTTTTATGCGCGCCGGCGCTACCCGCCGTATTGACGGTGGAACTACTAATAACTGGTTTACTGCTACGTGGTTAAGGAGTTAATTGTGTCTTTATACGATTTAATTATTAATAGTTATCCCGAATTGGAAAATACTAAAATTATTGGCACGGATATTATTTTGCGTAATGACTCAGACGGTTTAGGTGATTATATTGATACCTGGAATTATGATAAACCTGTACCGGAAGGTTTAGCAGTAGGCAAACCTAGTTAAACAATGCTTACAAGTTATAACGGCTGGCCCGCTAGTAAAGACCCGTCAGAAATTGGCATACAAAGTTATGCCGTACCTGGTACAAAAATAAAATTACGGTGCGCGGAAGCTGTAGCGCCGTTGTTAATTGGTTTTGCCGGTGAATTTCACGCACTTATTGAGCCAATAAATGAAGGCGGCTTAGATGATTGGGGTTATGCTTTTCGCATGGTGCGCGGTACTACAGACCGTTTAAGCTGCCATAGTAGCGGTACGGCTATAGATTTAAACGCCACACAACACCCACTAGGCGCTATTGGCACATTTCCGGCAGACAAAGTACCCATGATTAGGGCGCTGGCTAAAAAGTATGGTTTGGCCTGGGGCGGCGATTATCGTAACCGTAAAGATGAAATGCATTTTGAAATAAACGTAAATGCGGAAAAGGCCGTTAAACTTATTACAAAGTTAGGGGTACAAAATGCCGGTTAGCGCTCAAGTTACGGTAGAGGCCACAGCTACTATTATTGTTCCAGCTGCAAACGCCTACCAAACAGCTTATTTACATAATTTAGGCGGCGGTGCTATTTATTTAGGTGCATCAAACGTAACAACAAGTAACGGTTATAAATTAGATAATGGCGATAAATTGACCGTTACCGTAGGTGACTCAGAGGCTCTATATGCTGTTACTGCTAGTGGTACACAAACCGTAGCAGTACTTAGACAAAAATAGCTAAGGGGCAGAACAGGCAAAATATGACTAAAAAACAACTGGAAGCCGCCGCGTACAGCTATGGCCGGGCAGCCCTGGCTAGCGCCGCAGCTTTATACCTATCCGGCATTACAGACCCTAAAGTATTACTTAATGCTTTTATTGCTGGTTTGGTTGGGCCAGTATTAAAAGCGCTACAGCCAAACGAAAAAGATTACGGCGTAGGGTCTAAGTAATGAATACAGCGCAAACCCTGTTAGCCATTAGCCTCAGCATTTGTAGCCTTATGGGTGCAGGGTTTGCCTTGGTTCGCCATTTAGTCAAATATTATTTATCAGAGCTGCGCCCGGACGGTAACGGAAACCATAACCTACGCGGGCGCGTTGAGCGCATAGAGATACGCGTAGACCGTATTTATGAAATGCTGTTAGAGGATAGATTAAGTAAATAAACGCGTGTCGCGTTGCATAATGTGGGCCCTTAGCCTCATACTGTTATTACACGCTGAGAGGGCTACTCAGTAAGGGTAGAGGTATCAGCCTTAACAAAGGGCGCAAGATGCTTATAGATTTAGCTGTAATTATTTTTACGGTGTTAATGGTAGGCGCATTTATGCTAGCGGCATACCACACCGGATATAGAGAGGGTCACGGTGACGGTTACCTACGTGGCCGCAATATTGCTAAAGCCTTGAGAGAGGCAGAGCGTAAATGAGCTTTTTAGACGGTTACGAGGACGTAAACGCCCGTATTAAGCGGGTGCGTCAAGAATATCCCGAGCTGCGTTTAGTGGCTTATATTGAGGATTTAGACCTTACTGCGGGCTATATTTTGGTACGGGCTGAGGCTTACAAAACCTACGCAGACGATAAACCAAGCGCCGTAGATTATGCGTATGAGGTGCGTACAGAGCGCGGCGTAAACGCTAATTTCTTTGTAGAAAACTGCGTAACAAGTGCCTATGGCCGCGTAATTGGATTATTGAGCCCTGGGGGTGCTGGTAGGCCCACACGTCAAGATATGGAGAAGGCACAAAACGTAGACCCGGCGCTACACGTGAGAGGGGCACAAGGGGCAGTACCTACGGCCGCTGAGTCAATAGCTGCGCTTAAAGCGAAATTGGGAGCTGAGGAAATGCCGGAAGCCCCTAAATGCGTACACGGTCACCGCATATTTATAGAGGGCGTATCGTCTAAAACGTCTAAAGCGTACAAAGGCTATTTATGCCCCGAGAAAACAAAGGCCAAACAATGCCCGGCAATATGGCTTAGACAATATAACGAAAAATGGCTAACACCCGAGGATTACGCCGAGGTAGTACAAGAAGCCGGGCGTAATTTAGACCCACAGACCGAGCGCGAGCCTGTACCAGTTGAGCTTATGAGCGACACGGAAAGAGCCGCACATGGAGGCAATTAGAGTAACTCAGGCCGATTATGGCCGAGAAGCCAGGTTAGCTAATTATCTACAAATGCGCTTACCTTGGGTATTGACACCTACGCCTAAATTCTATTTCACGGATTATCACATTAACCGTAAACACGATAACGGCCGGGAAAACTACATAGGCGATTTAGAGCTGAAATGGCTCAATACGCCGAGCGAATTGCCGGCTATTTTCTCGTATAACAAGCTGCAACTAATGACGGCCGTACCCGTATACACCGATACGCCGGAAAGTTACCACCGGGTTTGCTTTAGATTTAGTGACGGTATTTTGCTTATACCTGCTAAAAGGCTTATGCGTGAGTGTGAGCCGGTATGGCATACCAGGTGGGATACTGGGGAAACAGACCTAGTAATAAAGATAAATGCCAAAGATTATGGCACATGGTTAAGTACCGAGGTAGTGGAATAGTGGGGCTACAAACAATGCTTTATATAGAAGTTATGTGTAGACAATGCAAGGTAGTTACGTTGCAGCTTGAGCGCGTGGTATCCGACCACCTGCCGCCTAACGTCAAATGCCTACAATGTACGCGGTGTGGGCTACTAGACATTACGTTAGTAGATACCTCAAAGGCGCGGCAGGTGCGTAATTAAGTTATCCACAAGTGGGCAAAACCTGTGGACAACACGCCCAAAGCCCGCTCAAGTTATCCACAATTTGCGTATATCCTTGACTAATCGGGTACGCTTCCTGCGCTGCAAGCGAGCCCCGAAGGGCGATAGCTCGCTAAAGCTGCGGAAGCTAAGGCTAGGGCTATGCCTATTTGTAGGCTCGTTTACAATACAGATTACCCCGACTTATGCAGATATAAACGCTGTAGATGCTTATAAAATATATGCTCATATTAAGATAGGGTCATTTAAACAATTTGTTTGTTTAGAGAAATTATGGACTAAAGAAAGTAATTGGCGGCCTCAAGCTAAATCTAAAACCAGTACGGCTTACGGCATACCACAGCTATTAAAAATGAAAGAAACAAACCCATATAAACAGATAGATTTAGGGTTAAAGTACATACAACAACACAGGCAATACAAAGGTAGCGCGTGTAAAGCCTGGAGTCATTATAAAAAGCATAGGTGGTACTAATGGCTAAGAAAGGTGACCCGCGAATAAAACGGGCTTATCGCTACAAGTTTAGAAATGCCATACTTTCTCGGGATAACTTTGTTTGCTATTACTGTGGAGGTGATGCAGACCAAGTAGACCATGTAATACCAGTTAGTAAAGCGCCCGATTTAGTATTAAGCGCAGATAACGCCGTAGCTTGTTGTAAGCGCTGCAATACACGTAAAGGTAATCGTAGTCAAGGCGTTTTTTTAGCCAAGACGGCTACCCCCCCTGTCTTTTCTGCCTGTATTTCCCCGAAAACAGACATAAACACACAAACCGGGCCATGCCTGGGCCAACCTGCACAACCCCGCGACTAATGGCAGCCACAACAAACCAGCCCGCTCGGGGGGCTGTGCAACCACGTCTACATAACGTTTTGTTACAAGGCCCTACTAGGGGCGGTGAAGTGGCAGAGCTGGCAGAGCGCATAGGCCTACCGTTATTACCCTGGCAGCGCTTTGTTTTAGATGACATGCTCACCGTAGATAAAAATAAAATGTTTATACGTAAGACCAACCTAGCAATTACAGCCAGGCAAAACGGTAAGACTCATTTAGCGCGTATGCGGATATTAGCGGGGCTGTTTTTGTTTAATGAGCGTAACCACGTGATTATTAGCTCGGCTAGGTCTATGGCCCTAACGACTTTTAGAGAAGTGGCTAACGCTATTGAAAATAGCCCCGAGCTAAAAAAAGACCTTAAAAAGATACTTTATACAAACGGTAATGAAGCTATTATTTTAAAAAGCGGGGCTAGGTTAGACGTTAGAGCAGCTACGAGGGATAGCGCCCGAGGCGCTAGCGCAGATTTTTTATTCATAGACGAATTACGAGAAATAGACCAAGAAGCGTTTGCAGCTGCTACGCCAATAACCCGCGCTAGGCCTAATAGTCAGATATTGCTAGGTAGTAACGCCGGTGATGCTTTTAGTACAACTTTGAACGAATTACGCGAGCGCTGCCAAAGTAACCCGCCGCCGTCATTAGGTTATTACGAATATAGCGCCCCGCCATTTTGCGCTTTAGATGACCGTAAAGCCTGGGCAGCTGCAAACCCGGCGCTAGGCATACTTATAACCGAGGAAGCGCTATTAGAGGCTTTGACCGTACAGACTACCGAGCAATTTAGGACGGAAAGCCTAAGTCAATGGATAGATAGCCTACAAAGCCCCTGGCCGTTTGGGTCTGTTGAGGATAGCAGCGACATAAATTTAAAAATGAGCCCAGGGCCGCTTACTGTTTTTGCTTTTGACGTAAGCCCTAGCCGCCGTGATGCCAGCTTAGTAATGGGCCAATTATTACCTAATGGCAAAATAGGCGTAGCGGTATTGGAAACCTACAGCTCACAAGTAGCGGTAGATGAGGTAGTAATAGCTGCCAGTATTAAAAAGTGGGCAGACCTGTATTACCCGCGTTTGGTTTGTTATGACAAATACACTACGGCCAGTATTGCCCAAAGGCTACAAAATGCCGGCATACAAACCCGAGATGTATCGGGGCAAACGTTTTATCAAGCCTGTGGCGATATGTACGACGCTTTAGTAAATGACCGGCTGCGCCATAGTGGACAAGATGCGTTAATACAACAAATGGCTAACTGCGCTGCTAAACAAACGCCGGACGCATGGCGAATAGTGCGCCGTAAATCAGCTGGCCCGGTAGATATACCAATAGGCCTAGCTATGGTTATTCATATATTGGCTCAACCTGTAGCCGAGGCTAAAGTCTACGTTTAGACACGCCCAGGCGTAACTTTCTACTTATGCTTGACATTTAGGCAATAATGCCCCTATGGGATTACTGCAAACTTTAGGCATACGTAAAAAAGACGTAGAGGCTCAGTTAGCACCCGCCATAATGACGCAAAATTATGGGGCGGGTGTTTATAGTTTTGGCGGTATTTATAATACTAACGGCGTACCGTTTATAGATAGATATTTAGCGCTACAAGTGCCAGCTGTATCTAGATGCCGTAATTTAATATGCGGCGTTATTGCCAGCATAGATTTAGAGTTAATCCAAAAAAGTACAGGCCGTAAATTGCAAACCCCGGTTTGGCTTGAGCAGCCGGACATTAGGCAGCCACGCAGCGTAACTATTAGTTATACCGTAGATAGTTTACTGCTATATGGCGTTGCGTATTGGCGCGTTACTAGCTTGTATGAGGACGACGGCCGGCCTAGTGGTTTTGAGTGGGTAGCTAATACCCGCGTAACTGTTACTACAGACCAATATGGTGATGAAGTAGATTATTACTCTGTTAATGGTGTACGTGCGCCTATGTCGGGCGTAGGCTCGTTAGTTACCTTTCAAAGTTTGCTACCAGGTGTATTAGAAACCGGCGGCCGTACAATTCAAGCAGCGCTAGATATTCAAAAAGCGGCTAGCGTTGCAGCTGCTACACCTATGGCTACAGGATTTATTAAAAATAGCGGTGCAGATTTACCGGAAGCTCAAATACAAGGTTTATTAGCTAGCTGGAAGGCCGCGCGTAATTCACGTAGCACCGCTTACCTCACTAGCACCCTGGATTATCAAACCGTAGGTTATTCACCTAAAGAGATGATGTATAACGAGGCTTCACAATATTTAGCTACCGAAATAGCCCGTTTAATGAACGTACCGGCTTATTACATAAGCGCCGATATGAATAACAGTATGACCTATCAAAATATTATAGACGGCCGTAAAGAATTTGTGGCTTATTCACTACAGCCATTTATTAGCGCTATTGAAAACCGTTTAAGTATGGACGATATTACCCGGCGCGGTAATCAAGTACGTTTTGCTTTAGATGAAACGTTTTTACGCGCTGATACTTTGGCACGTTTGGAAGCTATAGAAAAAATGCTAAATCTAGGTTTAATTGATTTAGAACAAGCTCAAAGCATGGAGGAATTAAGCCCTACCGGACTAACAGAAAGGCCCACAAATGCTACTAACGTTTAGCGGCAATATTGAGGCAGTAGATAACAGCGAGCGCCGCATCATTAGCGGAAAAATTGCGCCTTATGGTGAAATTGGTTATACAAGCGCTGGCCCTGTGGTTTTTGCAGAAAATTCTATAAATATACCCGACCCTAATAAAGTAAAATTGTTAATGCAGCATGACAATAGTAAAC